CAAGGGTGGTGCTCGTAAGGCTGATGCTGATATATTGAAAGGATAGTGGTATGCCGTATGGGAAGTACAGCGCTGCTCAGAAGAGGTTAGCTGCGGTTTCGGGTGATCCGAAGAAGATTGAGGCTAGTGATTTGAAGGCGCTTCGTAAGAAGGCGAAGAAACGTATTAGGAAAGGATCTCGCAATGCCAATGGGTAAGGGAACGTATGGTAGCAAGGTTGGTCGCCCTTCTAAGGAGGACAAGGCTAATCCGATGCTGAAGAAAATGGCTATGAAGAAGATGGCCAAGAAAAAGAAGAAGTGATTAACTGGCACGTTTATCCTGATGGATTGCGTATATGGCGTGATGGTGAGTTGATTGCTGTGATAGAGCATGATGTCTTTCCCCAGCTTATTGAGCAGTTGGCCAGGGGTTTGCTGGATAAATCTCGTAGCAATATCACTGATATGTATTCCTAGCTATTGTGGTATCACTTGTGTAATGATATCACTTACATATGAGGATACTTATTGCTTGTGAATATTCTGGCCGTGTGCGTGAGGCTTTCCGCTCATTGGGTCATGATGCTTGGTCTTGTGACTTGTTGCCTTCTGATGATGGATCTGAGTTTCATATAGAGGGTGATGTTCTTTCGTTATTGGGTGATGACTGGGATATGATGATTGCCTTTCCTCCTTGCACTTATCTTTGCAGCTCTGGCTTGCATTGGAACAAAAGGGTAGAGGGCAGGGAGCAAAAGACTGAAAAGGCTTTGGAGTTTGTTCGTGCATTGATGGATGCGCCTATTGGCAAGATAGCTATTGAGAACCCTGTCGGCAGAATTGGCACTGCTATAAGAAAAGCGGATCAGTCAATTCATCCGTATATGTTCGGAGACGATGCCTCTAAGCGTACTTGTCTTTGGTTGAAGAATTTAAGGACGCTAAGACCGACAAAATTTGTTGAGCCTAGAATGGTTGGCGATAAGCCAAGATGGGCAAATCAAACTGACTCAGGGCAAAATAGATTGCCACCATCAGAGGATCGCTGGAAAGAGCGCAGTAAAACTTACCAAGGGATAGCCGATGCAATGGCTTCTCATTGGGGATAATTATCTTGTGGTATTGCTTTCTTTGTAATATCGTTATTGAACTTGCAACGCTGTATAGGAGGAAATAATGTCTAAGCGTTTTAGTGTTGTGCAAGCCAAGGAAGTACCAGGTCGGGATAAGCCGGTTTGGTTGCGTCATGGCATTGCTTTTCAGAATGACAAGGGCATCAGCATTAAGCTGGAGGGATTGCCGCTTCCGAATAAGGAAGGTGAGGTCTGGCTGAAGCTGTTTGAAGATGATGGCTCACGTTCTCAGCAACCTTCCCGCGCCGATACTGATACGGGCGGTGATAGTATTCCGTTCTGATGTCACGCAAAAAAGAGGATAAGATAAAGCCTATCCCGCCGGTTGGTCGGTTTGGCGGTGCGCGTTTGTTGCAGCGTCGAATTGGCCGCTCGGAGACATTGGCTCAGAACAAAGAGGCTGTGGCTACTGAGTTGATAGCTATGGGTACGGCTCGTATTACTGACATCATTGATCTGCATACTGGTGCTGTAAAGCCGCTAGAGGATATTCCTGATGAGGCTCTGGCTTCGATCAAGAAGGTGACTGTTGGCCAGCATGGTACGACGATTGAGATGTTTGATAAGGTAAGTGTTCTGCGCGTCTTAGCTAAGGCTAGTGGCTTGCTCGATGTAGAGAAGAACGTGGACAAGCCTTCGATTGTTGGGATCAACATGAAGGGGCCAGACATTACCACAACGTATGAGGCAGATGATGACGACAGAGATTAAGAATGATCTACTCAGGGCTTGTAACTATTATGAAAATTTTGGGGCCAGAGGGGGCGCGGATGAAACAAGGAGCTGTGCTATAATGTTTTCTCCGCGACGAATAGATCAAGTATTTTGTTGCCCTGAGTGCAAATGGGCATTTCACGCAAAAACAAGAACCAAGACCTATAAGCGACAACCTGTGCATAAAAGTTTAAAAAATCGCATTCAGGATTTAGAAGCTTGCTTGGAAGAGATCGAGCGAGTTGCTTTGGTGAGCGAGGGTGTTGAGTGGTATGCAATGATAGCTCGTAAGGGATTGGACGCTGAATATGACTGATCTTCCCAGCATGAACTTGGATTTTTCCAAGTCTGCAACGGTTTGGAAGTTTCTACACGATAAATCTTTTGTTCGCGGCCTGATGGGGCCGGTTGGATCTGGTAAGTCATACGGCTGCGCTGCTGAGATAATGCTCAAGGCTGTTCAGCAAAAGCCCTCGCCGCGTGATGGCATTCGGTATTCTCGGTTTGTGATCGTGCGCAATACCTATCCAGAGCTAAGAACAACAACGATCAAGACATGGCAAGAGCTGTTCCCAGAGGATGTATGGGGGCCGATGCGCTGGCAACCGCCTATCACGCATCATCTGAAGCTGCCTTCGAGGGAAGGTGCGCCTGGTATAGACTGCGAAGTTATCTTCATGGCTCTTTCTACGCCGCAAGATGTTCGTAAGCTGTTGTCTCTGGAGCTAACAGGGGCATGGGTAAACGAGGCCCGTGAATTACCAAAGGCTGTGATCGACGGGCTGACGCACCGTGTTGGCCGTTATCCTACGCAATCTGATGGTGGCGCGTCTTGGTATGGCATTATCATGGACACCAACCCGCCTGACGCGGATCATTGGTGGCATGAGCTGGCAGAGAAGAACCCTATCGGCGGTCGGTTTCCGTGGAAGTTCTACCGGCAACCTGGTGGTGTGCTGGAAGTAGCGGCTAAGGATCTGCCCGAAAACCCAGAAGCCAATGGCTTTGTGTTCTCTGGTGGCAAGTGGTGGATGGTTAATCCATCTGCTGAAAACAAAACGCATTTGCCTAGCGGGTACTATGAGCAGCTTCTCGGCGGTAAGAACGCTGACTGGATCAGGTGCTACGCTGAAGGCAAGTACACGTTTGTGCAAGAGGGCCGTCCGGTTTGGCCTGAGTATGACGATGATATGATGTCAGGTGATGTTACATATGATCCGCAATATCCCTTGCAGATCGGCGTTGACTTTGGTTTGACGCCAGCCGCTATCTTTGGGCAGCGTACATCTGGTGGTGCGTGGAAGGTTCTCGATGAACTTGTGACGTTTGACATGGGTCTTGAGAGGTTTGGGCAAGAGCTACTGGCTAAGATCGCTGCGAGCTTCAATAAGGCTGATGTGGTGATATGGGGCGATCCCGCCGGTAACAAGCGCGATGAGATCTATGAGGTCACTGCCTTCGATCACTTACGCTCGATTGGTTTCAAAGCATCTCCGACTGACAGTAACGCCTTCAACGTGCGCCGTGAGGCTGCTGCTGCGCCTATGAATAGGCTGGTGGGTGGCAAGCCTGGGCTAATGATAAACAAGAAATGCTTGCGGGTTCGCAAGTCTTTGGCCGGTGGTTACTTCTTTAAGCGTCAATCTCTCGGCGCTGGGCAAGAGCGGTTTAAGGATATGCCGGTAAAGAATGAGCATTCTCACTGCGGGGATGCGTTTGGGTATCTGATGCTGGGTGGCGGCGAGCAACGTCGATTGCGGCGCGGTACATACGGCAGCAGCTTTGGCGGTGGCCAGACATTCAACGCAACAACAGACTTCGAGATCTTCTGATGGGATTAGTGCAGCTTCCAGAGTTCCGCATGAGTTCCGACGAGCAGCTTGTTCCTCTGCGCTATGAGCATGTCGCCAGGATGCGCCTGTCCGATGATAACAAAGAATACATGGAATATATTCCCAACTACATAGATTATATTTGGGATAACTCTGAGGACGGATGGAGCTGGGCGGGGATTGGCAGGGGTAAGGTTGTCATAGTTTTTGGCATTCGACACATCTGGCATGGCTTGGCAGAGATGTGGCTTGTTCCCAGCGAGGACATTGGCAGTCATGCGATATCACTTGTGCGTGGCGCAAGGGCCGTAACCGATACCGCTTTGCAAGATTATGGGGTCAGAAGGC